CTAAACAGCTACTTTTTCAGCTCCGGTACGCACTGGGTACGCACAATCCACGTCCAAGCGGGCCGCAACGGCGTCTAGGTCACTGTCGTACAGGCTGCCGTACCGATCCAGCGTCATGGTTGCCGTCTTATGCCCTAGAAGCGCCTGCACCGCCTTAATCGACGCGCCAGCACTACGGATGGCCAACGATGCACACGTATGCCGCAGCTCATGCGGAACCAGGCCAGGCACACCAACTTTCACCGCTGCCGGATCGAATACGCGGCGCAGCTCATGCGAGCGCATGAAGCCGAGCGAGCCGGGGAACACGAGCTTGTCGGCTGGCCGGTGCTCGACGCGATCCTTAAGCAGCTTTAGCACCGTGGACGGCACTGGCACGGAACGCGTTTCGTGCGTCTTGGTCGGCCCTAGAACGTACTTACGCTCAGTCCGGGTAACGGCCTGACGGACAGCGATACGGCCACGCTCAAAGTCGATATCGCCACGCGTGAGCGCTATCGCTTCGCCCCAGCGCAATCCGCAGTAGGCCAGGACCAACACCATTACGTCGTGCTCCCCACATTCGGCAGCGAGCGCGGACACCTGCTCATGCGTGAGGTAACGCGGGTCCGGCGTGGGCTTGCGCGGTAGGTCGATATCGGCAGCGGGATTCGTCGCCAACATCTTGGACTTGACCGCGTGCCCGAGCACGGCCCGGAACACGTGGTAGGCCTGCAAAATGCGTGACGCGGACAGCTTGCCCTCACGGTTCGCGGTGTCCGTGTTCTTAAGCTCTGCAATCCATTTCTGAATGGCTGTCCACGTGATGTTTGCAACTGGCGCGCTCCCCCACTTGGGCAGCACGTGCGTATCCAGTAGCGAGCGGTAGCCCTCTAGCGTCTTGGGCTTTACCCGGATGGACTTGGTTGTGTACCAGTCCTCTGCCACGTCACGGAATGGCACCTTGCCCGCCGACGGGGCCGCGTAGGTGCCGGTAACGATCTTGGCGTTCTCCCCCTTGGCGTGCGCCTCCGCCTGCGGCTTGGTAGCGAAATGCGCGGTACTCACCTTGCCGTCGTTGCCTACGGACGTGACGCGGTAGCGCTTGCCCCTGCCCTTGCGGGCGGTCGGGCGGCTCAGGTCGGCTTTGCCGCTTTTTGTTGAGTACCAGAGGTCTTGGACGGTCGCGCCTGGCGACCGCTTGGCCGGAGTGGTGGTCTGCATACCGGTTGACGGTACACACAAAACCCGTCTGATCGAAGCATTACGGCACGACATTGTCGGCGTTCCGACTTTTCGGACAGGCAACCGGTGTGCGACCTGCGCAGATTGTTCGAGACTGTTCCGACCTTCTGGACAGATTCGGTCTAATCCTTTGATTCACGACTATTAATGAATACCGTAATAAGTATCAGGTCGGAACCAACAATGAATGGAGAACCGGAGTTGACCGAACTAATCGACATAGAAACCGCCGCCAAAATGACCGGGCAGTGCGTAAGCACGATGCGATGGTGGAAAGCGCAAGGCGTAGGCCCTAAGGCCGCCAAGATTGGCCGTCGTGTCATGTACCGCCGGGCAGATGTCGAGGCGTGGATTAACGAACAGTTTGTAGCTTAACCGCACCGCCTCGCGGCAATAACCGCAGGCCATGAACCGTAATAATTATGCTCAATACGCAAATATGCACTTTCGAGGGGTCGGCTGGTAACGTTGTATTTAGAAGGTAAAAATAAGCTCTTAGAAGTGTCACCTTTGCGCCCAACGTCACCAGCGACCACCACCGAACTAAGGGAACGCCGGGATGTGTGGGGCGCGGACGGATGGCAAGTTAACGGGCGCGGCGACCTGTTTAAACATATGCGGCGTAAACAGCCGTACACCAGGACCGGAATGCCCGTCATCTACCTTGGCGACGATTATCACGGCCCGCTGCTCCCGGCTTATGAACATCATGGAGAAGTATTCCTAGATGAGATTGTCGCCCTGGCGTTCCACGGCTTCCCGCAAGTCGAAGCTTTGAGATGGTGGCCGAGCACCGGCTACGCGATAGGCAACAACGGGCACGTAGCGAACGGGATGCTTGTGCATCACTACGACGGCGACCCGGAGAATTGCCGCCGCGACAATCTCGCATGGACGGCTGACGGTGAGTTTTTCTCTGTCGATGCCGCGAAGCTCTTGCGTCCGACTGGCTTGACGGTACGGCGCAAGCCGCCGGGCGAGTTCCCGTTCTCCCCGTCCCGCCGCGATGAGCCGCGATTCACCGGCTCCGACAACCTGCCGGGGTGGACACCGACCGAGAGTAAACGCGCCGCAGCCTAGCGGCACTACACACAGACAGGAGAGACGCATATGGCACGTAACACGTTGCCCGCGTATACGATTCAACCGACGTTCCTACGGGTGGTCCCGGGCCGCGTCGAGGATGATCCTGATACGCCGATGATCGGCATTCAGGCGCAGGACCGGCGTGGACAGTTCACGATCCCGCTGTCGGCTACGGACGCTGCCGTGATGGGCAAGCTGCTTTTGATGCTGGCGAATGACGCACGAGAACGCGACGGCTTACCTGCTTACACGCTTTAACAACAGCTACATAGACCGGCGTGCCCGGACCCGCATTTTTCACCGATCCTTGGCGGGTCCGGGCATCGTCATATCCAACGGGGGAAACCAATGGCAGCACTGCAAACAATCCGCGACCACGACGGCACAATCACCGGCCTAGTCATAACCGACCTAAGCCCCGACGAGCTAAGCGACCTAACGCGCAATCCGACGACGAGGCCGCGAACCACTACGCCAGCCAAGGCGCGCTTAGGAAGCATCCAGCGGTACCCCGTACGGGCCAGCCGGTGAGCGCCGCAATCATCCAGGCCGAACGCGGCCAGCCTTACCGGCTCAGCCACAACGGCAACGCACTCGTCTTGGAACGCGACGGCAGGAAGCGCCTGCACACAATCGCATTCACCACCACCGACGCCTACCGCATAGCCAATGTGCTTGTGGACCTGGCCGAACAAATAGACAGGAACAACTGAATATGACCGACCGCACCATCACCGCTACCCGCTATGAGTTCTCGCTAGGCGGCGAAACCGAAGGCGAAGCGACCCACATAGGGCTACACGTCACCGAGCAGGACGGCACGCGAACCACGCTGGCAATGACAGTCCGAGACGCCGAGCTGGTCGGCAAGATGCTGGTATCCCACGCTGACTACGTGGCGCAGCGGCCCCCGCGTGACTGGGAAACTGGAATTGGTTAATGCAGCGGCCTTGTATCGGCTGCGGCCAGCTCATACCGTCCGGCTCACGCTGCACTGACTGCCGACCTAAGCGCACCGTTAAGCCGGGCACCAAGGGCAGAACTGCAACAGACTGGCAGCACCGCAAAGCCAGTGCGGCACAACGCAAACGGGTACCGTTCTGCGAACTAAGACAGTCGCCATCCTGTACCGGCAAGGCCGAAACGCTGGACCACGTACTACCGATCAGCCAGTACCCCGAACACGTCTCAGCACCGGAGAACCACCGGTCAGCGTGCCGACCGTGCAACGCTGCACGCGGCAACCGAGTGACCGACCAGGAACGGCAACAGGTGCTCGACGCCATCGCCGCACGCACGGCACGACGGCAACGGTTCTACCGAGCAGAGCGCACGAAATAGCTAAGTTGACAGCATGGAACGCCGCAAACAGGTCTACAAGATCACCTACCCAAACGGGAAAATCTACGTAGGCATGGACCTAACCGGCAGCGTGACCTACTTCGGCAGCCCAAGCGCAAAGACCCGTATCGAATCGGAACTAGGCGAGCAGGCCAACGACTACACGGCACGCAAAACCATCCTGTGGGAATCCACGACAGCCACGGACGCCGAAGTCCGGGCAATGGAAGCGAAGCTAATACGGGAGACCAGAGCGAACGATCCAGCTATCGGCTACAACCTATGGCCGAAGCTGTGACCAGCAGCTAAGCACCGCTAAGCGTGAGAGCTAAGCAGGCCAAGCGTCCGGCAAAACGCCGGCCAAGAGCAGGCAGGCGTTTCACCTAAGACACTGGCTCTAGCGCTCTGACCAGCGGAAACACGCAAGAGGTGGCGGGTGGCCCCTAAGCCGCGTGTTCCTCCTCTCGATCAGCCAGCGCAGGGGTGATTACTTTCTCCGCGGCCAAGAAATCCCAGCTGTTTTCGGTGAATTATCCATTTCTACGGTGCTCTTAATGCATTTTTCGACGGCCTCGGATGTCCGAGTAACACGTTCTCTCAAATTGGTCCTAGCCGCGTCCAGCCGTAAGCGTCGATCTTCTTCGGATGGTTTCTTGAAATCCATCATGTCCTGTGCGTAGCGAACATCCCCCCAGGCATGTCGGATACTCATTAGATCGGACCGCAGGAAGACTGCCTTAACTCTGGCATCGTGCTCCAGCACCGTACTGAGCTGGTCGACCTTGGCCTCGGCTGCCGGAAAACAGCTCGGAAGGTCATCGGCGAGGACGCGCCCGGCGCGAAGTGTTGCGTCGACAGTTTTCAATTCTGCACGAACAGGGAACAGGACTTCCCTTAGTTCGGCTCGGTATTTTCTCTGGTCAGCCAATTTTGGCTGGTGCTTTGCGGCGCGGTAATTCAAAATACCGAGCACAAATCCCGCTATTCCGGCCAGCTGAGATAGGACGAGCGGTATCGCTAGCCAAGGATTGATCGCATTCATCAGTAAGGAGTATTTCATGCGTGCTGGCCCGAAACGGGCCGTTGATGACAGTGTGTTGCCGTTTCGGCCACGGTCGAACGGCTCGGCGGCATTCGCCGCGTTTTGTGAGAGGTTCGTCAAGGTACGTGAGTCCAGGCGGGTGGTCCCGCTGCGACTGCGAGCTTGGCAGCGCGAGCTAGTCGGTACGGTGCTTGACGCCGAAGCGCAGCCGCGCATTGCGGGCTGGTGCCTGCCTCGCGGGCAAGGCAAATCAACTCTTGTCGCAGCCCTTGGCGTGTACGAGCTGATGACTGGCGGCGAAGGGGCGACGGTCATTGTTGCTGCCGTTGACGAACGCCAGGCGGGCATCGTGTTCAACGTCGCGGCCCGCATGGTCGAACTAAACACCGACCTCGCCGCCCGTGTGCAGGTGTTCAAAGACCGGCTAGTGGTGCCGTCTCGTGGTGCGTCGTTTACGTGTCTCCCGGCGTCACCGGCCAGCCTCGAGGGTTTGGATTACTCGCTGGCCATCGTGGATGAGATTGGCCGCGTAGCGCCGGAAACATGGGAAGTTATCGCGCTTGCGCAGGGTAAGCGGGAACGCTCGACGCTGATCGGCATTGGCACGCCGGGGCCGACAGACGACAACGTGTTAACCCGGTTGCGGGCTTACTCGATTGACCACCCAGAGGACGCAAGCCAGGTTTACCGAGAGTTCAGCGCAGAGGGATTCGAGGATCACCCGACATCGTGTGAACACTGTTGGGAGCTCGCCAATCCCGCGCTCGATGACTACTTGTACCGTGACGCGCTGCGGGCACTATTGCCGCCGAAGATGAGCGAGAACCACTTTCGGCGCGCGCGGCTGTGTCAGTTCGTGAGCACCAACGAGCACCCGTTTATCGACGCCGACACCTGGAATGGACTAAGCAACGGCCAGGCGATTCCGGACGGTGCCGAGGTGGTGCTCGGGGTGGACGCCAGCCTTAAAGACGACAGCACCGCAATTGTGGTGGGCACCGTGGCCGCTAAGCCGCACTTCGACAAGCTCGCCGTGTGGGAGAAACCACGCGATGACGACGGTTGGCAGGTACCGATCTTGGACGTTGAGCAGGCCGTTAGGGATGCGGCCAAGCGGTACAAGGTCCGTGAGGTTGCGTTCGATCCGGCGTACTTCACGCGGTCGGCGCTCGCGCTAGAGGCCGAGGGGTTGCCGATGGTGGCCTACGCACAGTCACCGGTACGCCAGACCGTCGCAACTAACGATCTGCACAGTTCGGCACTGGCGGGTCTGTTTACGCATTCCGGTGATGCTGACCTGACGCGGCATGTTCTTAACTCGACGGTTAAGGAATCCGACAAGGGCATCCGGCTTGCTAAGACTTCACGGTCACGGAACGCGGCGAAGATTGACCTTGCTACGGCCTTGATGATGGCGCACAGTCGCGCCACTTGGCTTGCAGCACAACGTAAACCACGACGCAGGGCAGTTTCCTTTGCGGCGTAGAAAGAACCACAACTGAATATGAGCAATCAGAATGCGCAGCTTGGCAAGCTGCTGAAATCGTTGGACGGTCCGCAGCACCGTTACGCAGAGCTGAACCGGTACTACCGGGGCGACCAGTCGCGCGCCTTCATGCCGAAAGCGGCACAGGACGTGCTCGGTTTCCGGTTCCCGATGGTGAACGTGAACTACATCCGGCTAGCGGTGAACGCGGTTGCCGAGCGGCTGCGGGTGACCGGTTTTACCGGCGCGGATGTGTGGCCGGTCTGGCTGGACAACAACCTGGACCAGCGCAGCGCGTTGGTCCACCGTGAGGCTCTGCTGACCGGTGCCGGTTACGTATCGGTGTGGTCAAATCCGGACGGCAGCCCGCGTATCGCAGTCGAGTCGTGCCGACAGGTTGTTACACAGGTTGATCCGGGCAGTTTGGAAACGGTTGCGGCGGTTAAGCGTTGGCACGACGACGCTAAGCGAGAGACTCACGCAGTGCTGTATTTGCCTGACCGTATCGAACGGTATCGGGCCAATCAGCCGGGTGCGGCATCGTCGGCGTTGACGCTTGTCGAGACATTGGATAACCCGCTGGGCCAGGTGCCCATCGTGGCATTCCGTAACGCGGACCTACCGCTGGATGACGGTGTATCCGAGGTTGCTGACCTCGTGGGAATGGTGGACTACTTGTCCAAGCTGACCACTGATCTGATGGTGGCATCGGAGTACGGTGCCCGTCCCCGCCGCTGGGTGGCAGGTGCCGATCTGGTGGAGATTCCCCGGCTGAATGAGGACGGCAGCCCGGTGCTCGACGTGAACGGCGATCCGGTCGTAGACACCGAGAACCCATTCCCGGAAAACGACCGCATGATCCTGCTTGAGGAGGCCGCCGCGAAGGTCGGCCAGCTCCCCGGCGCATCGTTGGATGGCTACCGCAACGCCGTGGACGTTCTGTTGTCCGAGATTGCCGCTGTGTCGTGTCTGCCGCCGCACTACTTGGGCGCGTTCAATCACGGCAATCCGACTAGTGCGGACGCGCTAAGAGCGTCAGAGGCCGGCCTGACCGCTAAGGCCAACGCTAAGCAATCAGCGTTCGGGCAGTCGTGGGAACAAGTCATGCGACTTGCTCAGGCGGTAGCGACCGGGGCCGACCCGGCGAGCGTGAACGTTCGGACCCAATGGAATGACCCGGCGACCCGTTCGGTGGCGCAGGAGGCCGACGCGGCTCAGAAGTTGCACGGTGGGCAGTTGTTCAGCCGGAACGCGACGTTGCGCCGTATGGGTCTGTCCGAGGATGAGATCGCCGAGAACAACGCCGAATTGTTGGCCGAACAGCGAGCCGAGGCATATGCCAAGGCCGACCCTGCATTGATGGAATACAACACGCAATTCTCCAATGATGCGCAATTCAGAACCGCCGCCAATGAGACGATTAAGGAATCAGCCAATGAGTGACGTTAATGCGGGGCCAGATGCCCCGGGGAATGAACAGAACAGCGGAACCGATACGGTGACTACCGCAACGCCGGATAATGCGCCAGAAGCGCAGTCAGGCGGCAATACCGACATTCCCACTGATAGCGATACGTTCCCCCGCGCATATGTGGAGAAACTGCGCACCGAATCCGCCGGGTACCGGGACAGGGCTAAGCAGGCCGAGGAACGGGCCGACCGGCTCGCACGCCGGTTGCACGCGGCACTCGTCCGGGCTAACGGCACGCTGGTCGACCCCGACGCGCTGTCGTTCGACCTTGAGCACTTAGACGACGACGAAAAGCTAAGCGCTGCAATTGAAAAGCTAACGACCGCTAAGCCGTACCTTAGGGCGCGCAAGGCGACCGGTGACGCCGGTCAGGGTCCACGCGGCGGGCCGGGTGGCGGTCCATCGTTCGCCGACTTTCTCAAAGGCCGCTACGGCAGCCAGTAACCGCGCCAGGTGCGCAAACTTGACCCGTCCCGGCGATGGGTTACTAACGAGATAACTTCAAAACTGAATAGGAAAACTAAATGACTATGCAGCACTCGAACATTGCCGATTCGTGGACGCCCACAGATATTGGCGAGTTGCTCAATAAGGCCATTCAGGCTAAGTCGGTCGCCATTCAGGCGAGCACCCTTGTTCGTACCGAACGGGTTAAAATCCAGTTCCCGCTATGGGTGAGTGATCCCGCCGTTAACTGGCTGGCTGAACTTGAGGAAATTACTGCTACTGATGGTTCGACGGGTGAGGTTGTGTGCATTCCGTCCAAGGTTGGCGGCATTACGCGACTGAGTAGCGAGTCGGTGGACGATTCCGACCCTGCTATTGCCGATCAGGTGGCCGATGGTCTGGCTAACCAGATCGCTAACGGTATCGACGTGGCGTTTCTGGGCGATGGGAGCGGCGACGCGAAGGTCCCCGATGGCCTGCTCAGCACGGCTTACCAGACGGTTGACACCGGAGCGAGCATCACGAACCTAGACCCGTTCGTCGCGGCCATCTTCAAGGCGCGTGCTGTTGGCGCAAAGCTGACGCACTGGGTCATGTCGGACACGACGGCTGAGACGCTTAGCAAGATCAAGAAGCAGACCGGCAGCAACGAGACGTTGCTACAGCTTGTAGCGGACGGCTTGCAGGTCGCTGGCCTGCCAGTGCTGACGCATCCGAGCGTTGACGCGGCTACGTTCGCGTGGGGTATCGACGCCACCCGCACTAAGACCGTTGTTCGTAAGGACACGGAGGTTAAGCGGTTCGATGCCGTGAGCGTCGATGGTGTCGATATTCGGGCCATTGCCCGCGCCGGGTTCGCGTTCCTGCATCCGCAGGCCAACGTGCGTTTGTACGACGCGTCCTAATCGTGGCAGCGCCAACGGCTAACGAGCTTGGCGCGTTCACCGGTCGAGAGGTCAACGAGGGCCAGGCCGAGGCAGTCATTTCGACTGTCTCGGCCATGGCATCCGCCTACACACGCGGGCGAGGATTCACGGATGGGGAGCCGAACAACGATGTTCGGGCCGTGATCCTTGCCGCGTCGGCGCGACTGATCGCGGACAGTTCGCAGGTGACGACCGCCGAGAGCATGGGTCCGTTCAGCATTTCGCGGACGCCGTTCGACGGCTGGTCTACCGCTGAGCTTTACGTTTTGAATCGCTACCGGGAACGCGCCCGGTAA